TAGAAAAAGATTATGTTGTGCTTGCAATTAGACTGAAAGAGAAGGCAGGTGATTAGATGGCGTGCATATTCGGAATTGAAGCACCTTGTGATGAGTGCAGAATGTGCGAGAGTGTACAAGCTGGAGACAGCGAAGAAGAATAAAAGCGACAGAACATTGACAATTGAATATTGGTAGTTGGAATGATATAATTATGTCAATAAATATTTAGGATAGGAGGATAAGATATGAATATTGAAGAATTAAACAAAAAATATGGGGAATTATCCCAAAGAGTAGAGCAATTAGAATTTAGAGAAAAATTAATATTAGATAATTCTGAAGTTAGTAGAATTTTTCTAGAATACAACATAACTAGAGATGAATATTTACAAATTCAAGATGTGATGGAAGATATGCGTAATAAAATTGAAAATGGTATATCTGTTTCAAGTGCAGAATACGAGACATCAATTCAAGATATATTTGGAGGATTTATAGCGGCTAGTCATAGAAATCCAGCCATTGAATATCATTTTTGCGAATTTATAGCAAAGGCATTTTGGGAAGAAGGATGCTGGAAGGAAGTTTTTCCAGCATTATATGGTAATGATATCAAATATAAGCATCTCTTTGAGAATGAAGATTAATGAATAGTTCTATAGTTAGAAAACAGACCAACTACCAATATTCGGTGGTTGGTTTTTTTATGCCCGGAAGGAGAGTGAGCAGTGATAATAGCATACATACTTTTGTTAATAAATGCAGTATTTCTAGGATATTGCATGTATAAATTAGGACAGGAAGAGTACAAAGAGGAGGAAAAGAAAAACAGTGGAAATGACAGCAAAGGAGTATCTTAATCAGGTAAGAAATCTTGAATCAAAAATGAAGATGCTTAAAGAAGAGATAGACACATTGAGAGAAATGGTGGTAAGTACCGGTGCAGTTCAGCAGCAAGAGAGAGTAATGTCTTCTGGAGCACAGGACAAGATGGCTGAGACAATATGCAAGATAAACGAAAAGGAAGATAATTGGAACAATCTTATGCGTGAATTTGCTTTAGCTAGAGCAGAGGTAATTATTAGCATACAGAAGTTAAACAACACTGACTATGAGCAGATACTGTACAAGCGGTATTGCCAGAGCAAGAAGTGGGAAGAGATAGCAATGGAAATGAACTATAGTTATAGATGGATTCTAAAGTTACATGGCAGAGCTTTGGAAGAGTTTAGAAAAATTAACAAATTAGCATAGTTCACAATAGGACATATTAGTTCACATTACATAATGCTATAATGGTATTGTGTTAAGAATGGTTGATGTTTTAATTTTTTCATTCCCCCATAAGATAATTAGTATAGTTCGGAAAAGGCACCTTATGGTGTCTTTTTTCGTGTTCAAAAATAAATGCGTAAGTAGAAAGGAGTGGTTGTAGTGACAATTAAAGAACAGAAATTTTGTGATGAACTTTTATCAGATACTGAATTTAATAAAACATTGGCTTATAAGAAAGCTTATCCAAGTGTTAAGAATGATAATGTTGCGGCTGCAGCTGCTTCAAGACTTATGAATAAGCCGGAGATTAAAGAGTACATAGAAAAGCAATTGGCTGAATTGCATAATGAAAGAACAGCAGATGCTCAGGAAGTGCTTGAATATTTAACGTCAGTGCTTAGAGGGGAAAGTTCTTCAAGTGAGTTAGTAGTTGAGGGAATAGGAGATGGATGCAGTGAAGCAAGAACAATTGAAAAGCCACCATCAGAGAAAGAGAGATTAAAAGCAGCCGAACTTCTTGGCAAGAGATATGGTTTATATACAGACAAAGTAGATGTAAACAATGAGGCAGAGGAAAAGAAAGCTGAAAAATTGGATAACATAGCCAGCATATTGGAACAGATTAAG